CAGACGTTTCAGCAGCCGCTTCTTCTGCATCGCTTTCAACCTGTTCAGCTGCGGTTAATTCATCGCTTGCAGTTTGTTCAGATTGCGCGCGTTGCTCGCCGTTAGTTTCAGCCGGCGTAATGTAAATCGAGAGCTTGTCGGCTTCTTCTTCGGTAAGCTCAATGACATCGTTTTGCTCATATCGCTTGCCGTTATGTAAAATTGCCATCGCTGCTGCGACTAAAAATGCTGTTTTTTGTTTATCTGACATAATTCACCCTTAAAATAAGTTGAAATTAAACCGCACTTAAATCGCGTTTAAATGCGGTTCAAATTGGGGTTAAATACAACCTTTGATTAAGTAACCCGCAGATTTACCCACGATGTATGGTTTATTGATATCGGTCGTGCGAACGATTTCAACTTTGCCACCCACTTCGGTGTAAGTATCTACATATAAGCCGTTTTTGCGGCGCACGGTATAACCAAATGATGGTTCATAGATATTTTGTTTCTGCTCTTTTGATGCTGGCGCAACATAAGCCAACACAATCGCTTTCGACCAAATATCTTTTAATTCACCGGCTTGTTCATGCACAGCTTCACCCACAACAACACGATCTACTTTGATTAATTTTGCAAAGTCTTCCGGGGTTAATACGGCAGTCGCCACGTATTTGATTTTTTCTAATACTTTCGGGTGTTCGCTTAACACTTCCCATACATCGCCGGAAATTGCACAAACGTTTGGTTTACGGCCTGTGGTGCGTTTAATTGCACGAATACCGGTTTTAATCACACCAATAGGGTCTGAATTAGGGTCGGTAAATTGAGACGTGCCGCTTAAGGTCACTTTGTTTGTGGTTTCGTAATTCGCTTCGTTTAAAGCTAAGTCCGCACAAGCTTTTTCACGACCGAGCGCGATGACATCTTGTGTCACGCCGGTTGCGTATTGGCGTAATGGATAAACACCTTCGGTTTCATTCACTTCGCGGATGTCGATTGGGTATTCGATGTCGTTTTCTTCTAAAACAACGGTCAATGAACCAATGTCTTCCGGCGTTAAACGATTTGATGCCGCACGAAGCTCACGTTTTGTGGTTTGTAAACGGAACGCTAAACGACCGAATGTAGGGATTTTTCCACCTTCTTTTTGCGTTTCAGCGATAGGGAACAACACTTCAGAAATCATGTTGCCGTTGTAATAACCTTGTGCGAGCGCCGTTAATACCGGGTCAACTACGCGTTGTTTTGATAAATCAGTCATGCATTTGCTCCTTATTGAGTGATTGCGTTAAATGCGGTTGTGTAGCCCACATTGTGTTCTTTCATATAAGCGCGGACTTTCTTGTCCATATCAATGGACTCAGCGCTTGTGCCTTCGGCGTATTCCACCGTGCCGTCTTCTGCGGTTGTGGCATTTTCTTTGGTAGCCACTTCGTTAAATTCAACGATAGCTGGCTGCGCTTCTAAAAACGCCTTGATTTTTCCGTGTAGGCTTTCACCTTCACCGAATTCAACCACGCCGCCAGCTGCGCTTGTTGAACCGAGATTTAATAAATCAATGGCCTGTTGTTTTGCCACCGGGGCTAATTTGCCCGCTTTTACTAAACCCTCGGCAAAGTCGGCATTGTCGGCCTTGGCTTGGTTAAGTGCTGCTTCAGCTTTTTCGGCTTTCAACTGTTGGTTTTCTGCCTTGAGCTGTTCAATTTCTTCAGGGGTCATTTCAGGTTCTCCTTGTGGTTCTGAAGGTTGTTCTAAAGTGGGTTCGTTAAAACTAGGAATAGGCGAGCCAACTTCCGCTTGGTTGAAACGTTTATATTCGTTTCGGATGGACTCTTCTTGCACGCTTAACACGAGATAGTCCGGGATGGCTTTATCGGCCTCTTCCTGGCCGTGCGTGCCAATAAACCAATCGCGCAAGCGACGCCAAAGGCTGGCTTCTGCCCAATCAGAAAAATCAACCACGCCTTGCTCGTCTTCAGCGAATTCCGGGTTGCGCAGGCCTTTTACCGCTGGCGGCATCGCACCTAAAAATCCAACATGGCGCAAATACAAATTGCCAGGGCAGGGGTTGTTTGGGCTGTCTGCTAAATAAAATGATGATGAGACTTTTTTGAATCGCCCTTTATCTACCATTTCGGCAAATTCAGGGTCTACCTGGTCGAATTCAGCTTTTAATACATCGCCGTCTAATTCAAGGCGTTTTACCCAACCATACGCGGGGGCGTTGTGTTTAGGATGGCCAATTACCGCCGGGGACTCATGAAAGTTTACGTTGTAGGCATTGACCGCTTGTTGCAAATCTTCCGTGGTAATTTCCACTTCTAAGCCATTTGCGTCGGTGCGTTTGCCCGCTTTGAAAATCTCAATTAATTGCATAAGGTATCCTCGTTTGAATACCGCTAGCATAGAGAAAAAATGCGGGCTTGAATTTTAAAGTGGTTGAAAGAATAAAAGAGGGATTTTTGACGTGGGATTGAAATGCACTTTATCTTTAAATTTAAAACGCTTTAAATGGCGTTCAAATCGCTTCAAATCGATTTAAATTTTTTTGGTCGATAAATTGCATTAATTTTAAATAAAAGCTCTGTGGCGCTAATTTGTGGCGCTATTTTGATTTTTAGCTTTTACTTTAGATTTTTGTCAATTTGTCGTTGTAAAAGTGCGGTAGATTTTTTTAGAAGTTTTTGACCATCACTTTCGTTGATACCCAACCATGGGCGTGCTGGAATTTTAACTTTACGACCACGTCCGGCGTTTCCACCGAATTGATGTAGGCGCGCATATTTCGCGTCACTACCAAACTCAACATGGTCATTATCGTAATTATACGCGGTTCTGTCTGATAGGTAACCATCTTGGCGTAAAATCTTTGTGCTTTTACCGCGTTTCATTTTTAACGCTTTCGTGCGTGGCGATAACGCTTGCCAACGATTACCTTTTGGATCAATCTCAGCTTTAAAGCGGGCATCATGAATTTTTTTCAATGTTTCACCCAGCAAGCCATACAGCTGACGCGGCTTTTCTAATTGATTTGCAATGCTGGTCAGTTTCTGAATAGCTTGATTATCGTTAATGGTGATCTTTAACATAATTTTCTCTTGATAAAAATAATGCCAGGGCGTATAGTGAAATTGCGGTGGGGGTTTCCTACTGGAAAGGTTGGCGGCAATGTTCCATCCGTCATTATCCTGTTCGAATCAGGCAAGCCACCGCTTAATCTAGCTCACCCCATAAAAGCGCATAGCTTCTCTTAAAATCATTCCACTCAATATCGCTTTTAATTGTACTTGCAGTTCTGACTAAATTTACCTTGTGCGGCAGTTTTTTCCCGCTTAAAGCATCTTTTAATTTGATTTCATAGTCCATTTTAACCGCCACTTTGCCTTGTTCGGTTTCATAAACGAATAACAGGGTCGGTTGTTTTTGTTGGTCGTCCAATAAGATCGCTTTCGGGTGGCGCAGTTTTTCCGGTAATTGTTCCCAAAACTCCACCGGCAAGCTAATGCCTTTGGCTTGTTTGGTATCGCGTAATGCATGCAGCACATCTTCATCACGCACAGCGATTACCGCGCTCTGCGGAGCTTTTTCTAAATTATCCAGCTTAGTTAATACCGGTTCAGGAATCGCACCCACATACTTCATATTGCCACGTGCGATTTTTTGCTGACTGACTGTGTCGACCATTTCTTTCATCGCGCCGTTTAATAGCAGCATGGCTTTTGGGCTTTTCAATACATCATCAATTAACAGGCTCGCCAAATGCGGCTCGGCGGTTGTCATTTTTTGTAATAACAACTTGTCCACATCAACATCGCGAGATTGCGTTAGGCGCTCAAAGTTATAAGGTGCAAATCCCACGTCATAACCTTTCGGCACGCGTACTGTTCGTGGATTGCCGGAGCGAACGCCTACCAGTTTTTCTTCCCACTCAATTTCAGGTGATGGGCTCACTTTTCGCCCCATTTCGGCTAAATCATCGGCATCGTGAGCTGATACCGTGCAGTGGCAGCCGTACGCTTTGATTGGATAATAATAGCGCCAAAACGGATCTGTGGCGGGTAGAATTGTGCCGTCTAACGCGATATGTTCCTCGCGCGGGTGTTCATTATCATGGTGGTGATATTCCCAATAAGGCAATACATCAACCAAATCCAAATGCTGCGCCAATCGTCCTCGGTTATACGCGCCATAAACGTTGGTGTCGTAAATAATCCGGGTGCGCCAGTTTCGCCCGCCGTTATATTGCCAGCCGGTATTTGCCACAATATCATCAAAACGCTTGCGGAATCCCTCTAAGGTTTCACCATTTGCAATGGCATCGTCTACTGCTTCGCGAAATGCGGTCAACACTTCATTACGGTTTGCGCCGGCCACCATAAAAAAGTAGTCGTGTTCTTCACCCAGCACGTCTAAATAGCTATTAGTAGGCAAATTGAGTTTCTTCTCAAAATATTTGACCTGCTCTTCAAAAGTGAATTTACTCATTTTATTTACGCTCATCTTCAACGGATTGACGGCCAGCAAAGTGTGCTGTTGTTGATGCCCACGCCATCACCTTGCCATATTCAGCAAAGCTCAACTCAGGGATCAAACTGTCTAATTGGTTGCGAAAATCTTCCAGGCTTTCTGCTTGTGATAGCTTATCCTGGATGGTTTGTAGCCATTCTTCCACAAAAGGTTCACCTTCTACCTCTAACTGTTCCCCAATGGTTTCCACGATAGTTTTAGGAATCGCCTCGGCGAAATCGGCCGTATTTTTGACCGCACTTTTTTCAGGTGCTGTAACTACAATGTCGCCTTCTTCAAATCCATAGGTTCGCATGATGTATTGTTCGGTGAATTGCACGCCCAACCCTGCCAATAATTCGTCACGCTCGGCTTGTAATTTATCAATGCTTTCTTGTTCATAAAGCTCAAATGTCGGCTGCATGTCCACGTGGAAATTTAACTCACAAATCCAGGCTAATAATTGGTTAAACACACCTTCAACCATGCGGGCATCATCATCGCGAATATCACGGGTCACTTCTAAGCCAGCCGTGGCGCTTGCACGATTTGCTTCGGCTTCTGTGGTTTGATTTTGCCCCAATAACGCGATGGCAATTTCTGATTTACAGTAGCGCAAGAAATCATCAAACACTTGTGATGAACCGCCTTTGCTTCCGCTTTCAAGCATATCAATAGAGCTGTCGTCCGGGATAGCCGCCACGGCTGTGCCGAGCATTTTTTCCATGCTATCTAACAACTCATCAATTTCATGGGCGTTAGCGTTTCGTGGGTATTTACCCACTAACCACGG